TAACGTAGTGGTAATGGTTTTCGCTGGCGCATCCCACATTAGCAACTTTTACGACTTTGCCAAGCAGTTTATCCCGAATGCGTTGTGGACACGCAACTTGCACAAGCGTCTGCGACATATCTGGCACGCCGTCTATACACGGGATAGCCATGACAAATCGCGGGTTCGGACATAGCCGATACACCTTTACCTCAATAATTGGCGGGTAGCTCAATGGATCTGCCTCCGCTTTCTCAAGGAACTTTTCAGCCACTTGCTCTTCGGTTTTCTCCACGAACATCTTCTTTGCGGGTCTGCCGCGCTTTTTTGTTGTTTTTGTCATATTAGTATCCTCCACTTCCTTGTCTTGTTGTTCTGGTTCTTGTCTCATCAACATGGTCAATTCCTGCGATTGCAGCGTATCTTACTACGTCAATCGGGTCTTTCCACGCTTCTTTCATTCCACCTTCGCCCGTGTATTCGGACAACGCAGTGATAATGTTTTCGCAGTCTTCTGCAATGTAAAAGTGAGGGCGGTTGACGGAATCCAACGGCTTGGTTGTGTCATACGCCATTTTGCTGATTAAAGCCTGCAACCCATCGTCAATCTCCATCCCCGGTGCGGGAATACACACGATTTCGTAGTCGTTCAAGTCCTCGATGATGCTGGATGCACCGTCTGCCGCCTGATACTTTGCAGCACCCAATCGCGGGTCAATCAATCGCTCAAAGATTTTTTCCTCGCCTTCAAGCTCACGGATAGTGTCAACGTAGTCGCGGATGCCGAATCCCATGCCCTTCGCCCCGGCTCCAGGAGACCACTTGCCACCACGCCACTCTGCCCAATCGCCAATGCATACGTCAGGCCACTCACGATAAACGTAGAACGTCCCTGTAGCATCCACGGCAATCCACGCCATGAACCAGTTTTTGTTCCCGGCAGGGTCTATTATGTGGTATCTAGTCACTCCTGTCTGTGGAATCATCCCGCTCGGTATCACGTTCACCGCCTTGTTGAATTTCGGGAATTTCGTAGCGTGTGACTTTACTGGCACGCCATAGGCACGGATCAAAATTTCTTCCCTTGGGCGATTCCGTAGGTCTTCTGCAATACGCTCGTAGCCACCAAACGGGTTGTCCTTGGAGTGGAAGTAATGGACGCTGGCGTTGCGCTTCTTGCTTCTTTGGACGTATGGCACAAGCTCCCCGTTGAGCAACTCTGCCTCGCGTGTCTCGATGTTCGTCGCGCCATCCAGATACTCCTTGATTACCTCGGTGTAGCCGTCGATAGGTGTAAACGTCACCAACATCTTGGCATTGCGCGTAGCAAGGCGGAAACGTAGTGTGCCGATAAGCTCCGCACCTAGAAGGTATTCGTCCAACCAGACGCCGACGTTGTGCCACTTGGGTTCTTTGCATCCAAGTTCCGCGCCTTCTAGGATTGTCGGGTTGTTTTGGTATTGAGAATACGTCTTGAAGATGATTTGCGAACCATTGGGCAGGATGAGCGAACTATCGGTAAACCCGTTCTTTCGCGTGTAGGACACATACGCTCCTGCCGATGTTTGCTTCTTACGCATCTCCGCAGGCAACCACTCCCACACGGCACGTTGTTGCTGACGCACGCTTACTTCGCTTGTTTGAGCAAAGCACATGATTTCCGACATGGGATTTTCCACGGCAGCACGCACAACACAGAACGCACCGAATGCAGTTTTGCCCGACCTGTTGCCTCCTAATGCTAGAATCTCAGAGACTTCTGACATCTGAACTTCCGCTTTCTCCCAATGCGGAAGCCTAAACCCGTATCGAAAAGGGTCATTCTCCGCGTTCTGGATTGCCTCATGGTAGATACGATGCAGCTTTGCAAGCTCATCAGGCTGCATTGACACAATCTCCTCGTCAGTAGGAGGAGTCAAGATTGGATGCTTACGCCAGTTCATTCGTCTTTTTTGTATGCGCCAGTATCCATCAGGATGTCTTTTATGTTATACACGCTGCCGCACTTGCCGCATGAAAATGTGTCATCCTCTGCCGGAAACGAGCCTCTTCTACCGTCAACAAAATGTATCTCTTGACGCTTTTCGCAATGACTGCACAAACCGATAAACGGGCGGATATGTTTTTTTATGTGTATATTCCATACTTTAGCGTTAAACTTTTCTGCCAAATACGAAGCGTAACACAATGTCATGCATTGGTATTCGACGTTATTATGCGTGACTGTGTAGTGGTGAACCAAGTCTCCACAGTTGGTTAAATAGTCAACGTATTTTGATTTTGGCTCCGCAATCATTCCACAATTTCTGCTTCGATGGCACTCTCACGCACCTTGTTTGCCATACGCATCCTAGCTTCCTCAATAGCCTTAGCGGCATCGTCGATAGACGGACCCTTGCGATGCTCGATCACCACGCCTGCCATACCGGATAGCTTGGCACTGTGGTCAGACAGAATACCCACGGTCAACGCCAGCCTGTCAGGGGAAATCTTCTTGAGTTCCTCTGGATCATTCGCCAGTTGCTCTGCCTTCTCAAAAAGCAAATCAGTGTATTCTGCCGCCACCATTGCGTATCGTGCGGAAAACTCCTTACGCTTGGTTTCTAACGTGTCCTCATGCTGCCAGGATAGCCGCCTAATGGTCTCATGCCCTAGCCCTGTGATGCGGGAAATCTGCTTCACTGGCGCACCCTGTGCGAGCAACCAGAGGGCTTTGGCGGCAACGTGGGGTTGGTTATTCTCTACGCACGCCCGTGGAAGGAGCTTTGCCCGTTCGCGGATTTCCTCGAAAAACTCCCGCATCGCAGCGGCATTGTCGATTTCCGGCAAGGGCGTTATCTCGTCACTCATGGGTGGTTTCTATCTTATTCCCGTAGGAACGCAAGCATTATTTTCGCTTGGTTTTCTTCACCTTCACCGCGCCAGAATGCAGCTCACGTTTCAGCTTGGATTGCTGCCCCTTGGAGAGTGGGCTGCCCTTGCTCAGTAGGTATCCTACTTGCTTTTTGCTCTTGGTTTTCATCGTGCAGATGGATTGATTTTTTGCATTTCCGCTTCAAACAATTCAGAGTCTTTCCTGAACTCTTCTGCTGTTGTTTGCATATATTTTGAAAATTCTTCGTCTTGCGAAGCCTGATACCCAATTCTTTCTATTCCAGCAGACGTTGTAAACATCCCTTTGAACATCTTGCGGTAAATTGCATCTATGTCTCCGCTTGACGCATTGACGTTCAACGCTCTTGTCAATGCCCTTGATTCATTGCCCGTTGAAAGCATTGTTGCTATAACACGATTCCTAACTGGCTCAACTATGCTCCCTGCTAAATATCCTGTAAATGTCCCCGGCCCGAAAACAACACGGGGCGAAGGACCACCACTCGGACCTTGAGACTTTATAATATTCGCGTTGTAAACACTAGCGAGATCATACATTTCTTGAACCTTATCCTCGCCCAATACAACCTCCATTTTTTTTCTGTATGGTGATTTTCCACCGGGAGCATCCAACGCCCTTACAAATTTTTGTGTATCAAATAACGGAGTAAAAGGAGCAGTAGCAGATGGTTCCCCACCAGGAAATTCATCTAACACGCTTTTCAAGAAGTCTGTTTTGAAGAAGTTTCTAGCCTTTGCACTTGAACCACCTTGTGATTTCGCGGCATAATTAGAAAGTTGCGCCATCATGGTTTTTGTCTGCTCGGTTGTAAATCCGTCAGACAAGATTGTTCTAGCGATTATTTCCGGGTCTAATTTCTCAAAGTTGCCTTTAGAGGCAATTTTGTAAACTTGAGAGTTTAGTTGGTTTTCCAGTTTCTTTTCGTAAATAATTCTGTCACTGATGCTTCGCAAAACCTTTCTTTGTGTGTCTTGATCCATCAATTGACTCATTTGACGAATATCATCAATGGTAATGTTTTTGCCAATGTTTGATACCTTGCCTGACAATCTATTAAGCTCGTCCAGTGAACGCATAAGCTGAGGTGCGTCTTTACCAAACAGGCTGTTTACGAACTCTGGTTGGTATTTTATTGACTTAACGCTTACGCCGGGGGTGTTAAACCCAAGATCACGGAAATACTGCTTTTGAAGCATTTCTCTAACTTGTTCACTGGCCCCAGCGAGAGCAGGATTTTCTGATTCGTATTTTGCCACGCTTCCAAGAAAGTCCTCAATTCGCTTTGGATCACGCATTAACAGGGAAACTGCCTCAAAAGGTGTTTTAACCAACTCGCCTGCGTCATTCTTAAGAAGTTCACCCATTGTGCCGCGTGTGAGTTTCATCCTAGCGTCATAATCACCAACTGTTTTATCAAAAAGGTCGCCAAGGTTGATTGGTTGCCCAGCACCATCCACTGTCTCGTATGAACCATATACTTCACGCCGAAATGCTGACATCCTATTTGCAATGTCATTAGCAAACTGTTTAGTGGTGCTAGCTCCTGTCGCATCATCAGGCCTTGCGTCACGAAACACTCTTATCCAAGCATCAAATTCTGGTGCAGTAATTGGCCTTGCGAGTTTTTCAAGCTCGCGCATTTGTTCCAATTGAGCTTCAGTCAATGGTTTTTTTTCTGCCATTTCTTGCATTTTAGCCAAGCGTCTTGGCGCGTCCACCTTGGCCTTTAAATTAGAAAGCGCATTGTTTATGCTGCTATTGCTGAATGCTCCACCCTTACTGGCGTCAGACGCCATTTCTTTTACTTCAGAATAAAGAGTCTTAGCGTCAATTTCAAATCCAGCTTTTGATGCACTGGTATTAAACGTATCATATGCCTGATTCTTGATTTTAACCGCAGCCTCTTCGGCCATTTTCCCAAATCCTAATATCGTATTTCCAAGCTGCGTTTTATCACCGGCTTTTGCAGCAATTTCATTAACATTTTTTGTTAATGCGTCAGCGACAATTGATTGCGGTGCATTTTGTGCCTTGGCAATACTTGATACCAATTCAGCTCGGTTTGCTTCAACGGATTTTGCAACTTCGGCATAAACTTTTGAATCAACCGGAGCAGCATTTGTGTATGAATTAAAAATATCACGAAGTGCTTGTTGGGTTTTTTTCATCTGACCAACAAAAGCCGCATTTGGGACTTGAGATGCAAGTTCAGATTGTCGCGCAACCCCTTGGGGTCCAGCAATAACACCAACAGGAACAGTAATTTCCTTTCCGGTAGTTGCGCTCAATCTATCTGCGGAGCGTCTTAAGTTGTCAGCAAAATCATTTGCCAGGTTAGGAGCAATTCGTGGAGCAAGAAATCTTGATGTAAACCTGTCAATCCCGAATCCAGAAACAACGGAGACAGCTCCTTCAGTTCCGTTTCTGGCAAATGCGGGCATAAATTCCGGCTTAATTCCAGAAACACCTTCAATGGCCATATCCAATGCGGTCCCCACTCCAGTTCTTGCTGTACCGGAAGCAACAATAGCAAGTGTAGGGCTTTTTGTCGCAGCCAAGGTTCCTAGCCCCGCAGTTATTTCTGCTGTTAATTTGGGTACCTCAGTTACTGACGCACCTGCAAATCCTAAAAGTCCTTTGAACTCGGTAGAGAATGCTTTCCCGTCAGGCTTTCTAATCAAGTAATCGACATCTCCATCCATTTCAACAGGGAAAACTGAATCAGGTCCAAACTCTTTTTTAAGGTAATCAAGGCGACTGTTGCCATCAGAAAGCGCACCCAAAAACAACTTTTGAGTATTGGACAACTCGCTTTGTGTGTTGATGTTTTCAACAGGCAATCCAGATACAGTAGAAAGAAGTTGCTTTTTTTCTTGGTCAATTTGCTGCGGTGTTTTCCTGACAGATGTTGGCGGCGGCATTACAGGAGCATACATTCCAGATGCGACTGGCGGGAATGTTTGTATCTGGCTGCCTGTTTCAAATTTATACCCGCCACTTCTTAATGCTTCTGTTGAACCTGCAACTTCCGCGACTTTTTGCTTTTCTTCACGATCAACAATTACGTCGTAATCGTTTTGTAAACGATCAATTGCTGCCGTCATTGAAACAACATCTTGCTTTATTTTGCTGGCACTGGCTGAGTCTCCTTCTTTGTCGGCTTGTGCTAAAGATGCTAGTGCGCTTTTTCTCTTGTCAAACACCGTCTTGATGGCTTGACCGATACTGCTTTTGCTTTGAGACAAATCTTGATTTGTTTCATTTTCCATATTTGTATCCTTAATATCTATCAAGTAGATTTTGTTCTTCTTCCGTTAAGCCAGTTACAGGCTTTTGGGTTGGCTCTCTAGTTGTTCTTATTCTAATTTGCCCTCTGCTATCAAGAAAATTTTGAGGCCTATTTGATTGAATAAAGTCAAATTCTTGTTGAGTAATTCTTCCTTCTTTAAGTTCTTTTTTAACGAAATTTTCGTCTCCGTAAATTGTTTCATATTGAAGGTTTTGAAGTCGAATCAATTCCCTTTGGAACTCTGCTGGGCTTTGTGCGTTTTTAAGAGATGTAGCAGAATCCTTTAATATCTGAATATCTTTATCAGATACGTTCCCCAACGAACCACCAGTAGGACTTGCCTCCCGAATTGCTTGCAAAGAACCAAGTGTTAAACGTGAACTAACTCGGTCAATTACGGCTTTGTTTTCGGCTTGTTGAGTAGTTGGGATTCTTTCAGCAACAATCCTTCCGGCAGCCCCGGTTACACCCTCAACCATGTCTTTAGTTCTGTCTTCGAGGAAATAAAGGTCCATCATGTTTTGATCCACGGAAACTTTTTTTGATTGTTCCGCTTTTTGTTCCCTTTTTTGCGCTTGAGTCAACTCTCCTTCAATAATCTCAAAAGCACCAGTCTCTGGATTGAATCTTGTGGTTCTGCTTGCTTGTGGTTGTCCATAAGTAACCTTTGCATTGGAAATTCCACCATCTGGCAGAACATCTCCTGAAACCTTGCCGCCTTTTGCAATAATATCTTGAACTTGCGCTGGAGAAAGCAAAACAATTTCTTGTTGTTGTTGTGTTGATTCACGATAACGAGGACCAACACCAAGTTGCGCTCCCGGCTTGGGAGGTAAAACGCCAGGCTCGTCACCCATGCTTACCCCCATTTCAAATGGAACTCCGTTTTCATCTGCTTCCGTAAGAAGATCATCTGACAGTGGTTGTAGAGTTTCGTCTTGTGGAAGTGCATTTTGTATCATTTCTCCGATTGGAATAAGTTGACCGCTACGAGTCCTGCCCATTTGAACAACTTCATCACCACGGTAAATGTTTTCAATGCCAGCAATTTCATTTGCACTTCTTTGCTGCTCTTCCATTTGCATAGCCATTTTTTGACTTGCAAGTTGGGCGTTTTGTTGTTCAGCAAGAAGTCCGCTACCAATCTTCAGCGATGTTTCAATAGCTTGTGCCGCTGCAAGCCTGTCGCTTAACGGGTTGTTTTTATCACCAAGGATAAACATTGCCTCTTGTGCCATTGGAGCAAGTGAA